TATTTAATGGTAATGCAATATCTAAATTCTTTTCTAATGTATCTTTATTAGAACCAAACCTAAATTGAATTGCACCATATACATTGGCGTTTTTAGTGATATAATCCGCAGTTTCAAATTCACTATACAAAGTATTAATTGCATTTAATGAATTTTCTGGCATATCATCCAATGAAATATATACATTGGTTACAGTTGCAAGTTCTTCCTTATACTGCTTATCATAATCAGTTCTGGTTCTACCTATACCCGTAGCTCTGTAATTCATGTCCATTTTACTTAATCCCTTGTCTTAATTGTTCTAATTCTTCTTCAATTTCTTCTAACTTATCATCAGTCTTTTGCTCAATCTTTGTTGCAGTATCCTCAATTTCCATAAGGAGTTGTTTTCTTTCTTCATCACTCATCCACCCATCTTCACCATTTGATTTTCCTTGCGCTAAAATCAATCGTTGAACTATTGTTGCCATTTTAACCAAATGGTCATCGTTACTTACGGATACTGATATAAGCTGTGTAATGATTGGTGCTATTTGTGTAGCATCTGATGCATTACGGATTAGTTTTCTTAACTCTTCGATAAGACCTGAAATGTTTTTCTTCTTACCCTGTTGATTATCGTATATATCTTGCAAAAGGGATGAAAATGATTTACCCTTAAAGATTTGAAAATCCATGTCTATATTACTCATAATAACTCTTTGTTTAGTATAAATATTGAGCATAGAAAAAAGGTGGTACAATGACCACCTTCTAACTATCTGTTAATTGTTCTTGCCCAAAATGGGTCTTTATCTTCTTCCGTTATATCACCTTCATCTAAAAACTGATGATACAACTTAATTTGTGTTTCTTTCATTTTAGCCACAACCTTTGTAATGTAGTGTGTTTTGTGGCCAGTCATTTCCCTCACTAAAAGGTATAATGATTTTTTATTAAAACTTTCAATATGTTCTGCTCTTCTAAATAATTCTAAAATAGAATCGGCAATTTGAATATCTCTTTTCTTTGTAAAAATACGATTTAGATTTTCATCCCAATACTCCAACATTCTAACATTGAATATTTTAAATTCTTCGTTATGCTGTGTTTCTTTGAAATCATTTTCTGGATTCCAATTCTCTGGCATCTCTGAAATCTTTGATGTACTTTTGTAACGCTTATAGTTTGAATTGTTATTTAAGATTAAATAGTTTCTAACTGCAATCGTAAAGTATGAGAATGCTTTTCCTTTATCTTGTTGGTATTTGTGTATTTTTTCCAATAAGAAAGAAATAACTTCTTGTTTCGTATCTTCTTTATCATCATCAAAATAAGTAAATTTCCAAGTGTTTAAAACATTCTCCGCTAACTTATAAAAAGAATAGTAGATGTGGTCTCTAAACAATAGATTACGTTCTCTTTCGCTTGTTGAATTATTATAGGCAATTATTGCTGCCTCCGTTTCTTCTGTAAAGTAACGAGTATCTTTTTTCTTTCTTCCCAAAACTAGTTCTCCTCTTCCTTACCAAACTCTGAATTTAATAATTTTTCGTTTCTTTCTATGATACCTTTTAAATCACCAAATACCGAACCTACTTCATCATCCGATTCAAACGCTCCTGTTGAATCTATCTCTTTTATTGTACTATATATACCTGTAAATATAGCTAGGTTCTTTTCAATTTCTTCTTCTAATACCTCTAACTTTCTAAATAAGTTATAGTTTACATAAAGTGAAGTTAATAATAAAGAACTTATTATTATAATTGTTACTATCATATTAAATTACTTCGTAGCCAGCGTGTAGGTATTCCTGAACTTTCTTCTTTTTAACCATTTCAGTTTTACCTTGTGGGGATTTTAACATTAATTTTTCATTTCTACCTAATTTATCATAATTAGATTTTTCAATAGTTGTAGTGTATTGCCTATCACGAATAGTCAAACCATTTAAATGGTCAATCTCATGCTGAACACAAACTGATTCTAATAAATCAGCATCATCCATTAATTCATAACCATCTTTATATTCTCTACGAGATGTACCAAAGTGTAACTCATCCGAATAGTTATCAGCTTTGATTGTAACCTCATAGTTACGAATTGTTTTTAATGGTTTTTCTAATGTCTTTGGAATAGATAAACAACCTTCTAAATAAATTAAAGTATCCTCACTACTTTTAACAATAGTAGGATTTACTAAAATCATAGGTTCTTCTCTTACATTGATTACACAAATTCTTTTATTTAACCCAATTTGGTTTGCACTCATACCCAAACACTTATGTTCTGCAATAGCAGTTAAAAGTGCGGCAGATGCCAACTCTTCTTCAATCTTACTAAATTTGGTATTAGAGATTGGTTGTTTTAGCGCACGAATATCAGTTATTAATTTCATTTGTTTTATTTTTTATTTACTTTTACAAATATACAACATTTAAATGATATTACCAAATAATTAATGGGTTTTGTGAATTACTATAAGATTTTTCGCAGTATTTGCTTGAATTTTGTTTTCACCTACTATTTTTTGTAAGTTATCAAACTCACTATTGAATAATGCACTTGCCCCACCATTCTCAATATCTTCTATAACATAGTATCCACCAACCTTAACTCTATCGAATAAATTAGTGATTGTATTTATTTGCGCTTCCCATTTATGCCAACCATCATCAATTATAATATCAAATTGCATATTTGTTAATGTAGTATCACATTCTTCTTTATTTGTAGAATCAAATAAAAATGTTTGGATTCTATCTTCTGTAAATTGTGTATCTTTTTGAATATCTCCACCATATACAAACGAATTTGTAAAATACGTTTTCCAAACCCTTAAAGATGCACCAGGTGTATAGTTTTGGATTTGTGTATTTGCCATAGAACTTTGAGCACCTCTTATAATAGTACCAATACCTATTTCCAATAGATTCATTTGATTATCTCTAATTGGTTCAAATAGTTCGGTATAAGTTGGAGTATATCCACTCAAATTTTTATCACTACCAAACTTGTTAATTATTTCTTGTAATGTTTTCATTGTAATTATTTATATAATCTGAACAAACTCCTATACATTTATTTATTACCTCGTTGTGAATTTCAGGCATTACCGCAATACTACCAATGATAGGTTGTTTACCGGGATACGCCCAGATATATTGTTTTGATGTTAGGGTTAGAGTATCGTTTTCGTGCCAAAAGTAATGTAAGATAGTACTACGAATCCAATTCAATAATTCTACGTTTTTACAATGAACCCATAATTTATCAGCTCTATCACTTAACCACACATCATCTACCTCATATTGTGGTCCATCATGTCCCAAATAAGTTTTACCATCTACCCACCACATATCAATTTCTACATCAAACCCAGCATTTATTGCTCCATTAATGTATTCAGGATGATTTTCGTTTTGTGGCATTTTGCCATTTAAATTTCCTCTATGTGATATTAGTATCATGGCATCCTATGTCTTGTCAATGTGTAATACTCATTTGTGTTTGATAGGTAGTGTTCGTTAGATATTATATGTATATTTTCCTCACCTATTTTTGGCAATAAAAAACTATAAACTGGGTGTAAATCATTATGATTTCTAACCGGTCTGTCATATGCATCTTGTACACTTTCTATAAATTGCGCAAGAAATTGTTTAGGTATGATAAAAATATTATCAGTAGTAAATTTATGTGAATCCCACCACCCTCTTTCTCTAAATAAAAAATTAACTTTAGTTAAATCAATATTTAATTCACTAAAAGGTTTATAAAAAAAAATATCAAATCTAGTTGAAATTATAATATCTAAATCTTCATCCAATAATTCTTTTAATGATTTAATATATGTTAATCGTTGTTCACTATTTTTAAAATCTAATAAAGTTGTTTTTACTGGATTATATTGTTCTATTAATTGGTTTGTAGTTTCCGTTTCATATGTACACATGTAAACAGATACTGTATGTTCTATATTATATACATCTATTATAGATTTTTTAATGTTATCAATGGATACCGTCCAATCCCTTCTTTCATTTGGTACATACGATTTACCAACTAAATTTAATCCAATTTTCATTTATTTCTTTTCAATGTAGGCTGTCGGACAGTAATTATTTAAAGATATGATTTCTAAATTTTTTTCTTCTAAAAATCTATCTACTCCTTTTGATTCACTCCATTTGTGATGACCATATTCATCAAATACAATAAGACTACCCTTTGTCATATTATTCCATAAATTATTCAATACATCATAGGTAGGTAATTCTAAATCAACATCCATATATAATAATGAAATTTTAAGACCAGGATTAGATTCTGAAAATTCTTTTGTGGTAATTGAAACATCCCCTTCAACTAAAATAAAATCAGATTGTGAAAATCCTGCATCTAAAATATTTTTTTCTAATTCCGTCTTAAAGCTATTGGTATGTTTAAAATTTCTACTATTAAATAATATAGACATTGGTGTTTTATCTTGTTCGGATTGTATAGAACTAATTAAATCATCTGTATTAAAAAAATCAAATCCAATATATTTTTTAGAAGAATTTGGATTAAATATGTTTTTTAATTTTAGAAATGTAAATGTACCAGACCCCTTAAACACACCACACTCTATAATATCACCGGGTATATCTTTTATTTTATCATATAATAAAGCTCGTGTAATTAATTTATTAAAAATACGCGTATCATCACTCATTACAAAACCATTAAAATTATCGTAAAGTAATTGTGTAGTATCTTTTGTTTTTTCTTTCATTATTGTATTTTTTTATTTTTTAAGTAATAATTTAAATCCTCCGGTGTACCCAAACCCCACATTTTTTCAATATGAAATGTTTTAATTTTTTTACAATCGGTAATCGCCTCATTAAAAACAGGACAAGTATAGAACTCATTATTTGTTCTAATATTCTTATCAATCATTTGTTCTGCATATTTCACATAATCAGAACCTTTAGCCCAATAGTAAACACCAACCGTTGCAATATCTGAAATTGGATTCTTCTCTGCTACTTCCGTAACATACCCATATTCATCTACGTTTGCAAAACTCCATTTAGGATGTGTTGCTTTGAATGTAACAATACCACCATCAACTTTTTGTTCAATCATTTTGTACATAAACTCATTAGAATCCCATTCTAAAAATTGGTCAGAGTTTGCCATAACTAATGGTGCATCATTATCAATATGTTCCTTTGCTAACAGAGTTGTACATGCCGCTCCTTCTGTAATTCCATCTACTTCTACTATTTTACAATTAGGTGTGATAAGATTTAGAAGAGTATCTAAATTGTATTGTATCCTATGTCCTTTCTGAACTACAAATATATAAGTTGCATCAATATTTAAATTATCCACAACTGTTTGAATCATTGGTTTTCCTTCTACATCAATCAACGGTTTTGGAAATGTGTAACCAGCTTGTTGAAATCTACTACCAGCTCCGGCCATTGGTATTAGTACATTTAATTTACCACCCTGCCATTTTGGTGTACTCATAACTTTATTTTCGTTTAATTTGTTTACTATTTTTTCTAATGTTAAATCGACAGGATTGTCCACTCTCAACACCATTGCTCTACTTCTACTTGCCGCCAATAAACCATGTGGAGAATCCTCTACAATAAGAGTTTCTTCTGGTAATACACCCATCATACTCATCGTCTTCCAATACATTTCAGGATGTGGTTTAGCGTTCTTTACATCCTCATTGGAGATAATTAAATCCATAAACTCAATAATGCCTATCTTCGCCAACATAACTAATACAGACCTTCTAATTGAGTTTGAAGCACATGCTAACTTATAACCACTATCTCTTAATTCTTTAAACAATTTAATCTTTTCTGAATCCGGATGTAATTTGGATATTGCTTCTATTGTAAGTTGCTGTTTTCTATTCCAAACCGATTCGTAAGTGTTTTCAGCTAATCCTTTATTTTGAGTAAGTAATTCTAATTTCTGATTGGTTTTTAAACCATCATAGATTGATAAATGTTCTGCTTCCGTAATTACATATTTATTTGAAACTTCCAATAAGGCTTGATTAAGTGTATCGTAGTGTATTTTTTTTGCTTCTATTAAAACACCATCTAAATCAAATATAATTAATTTTATCATAATTAAAATAATCTGTAAATTTCTTTCAACTCCAAATCTCTTTTTAATATTTGTTCTATTTCTTCATTCTTTGCTAATTCAGTAGTTGTTGCTGATATATACCCATTTACTTTAAAATTAGAAATCATAAGATTTTGTTTTCCTAAATTTCTATTCTTTACAAACAACCAATCATCACCACAATATATTTTCATAGTATCTGGTATTGAAATCCAATTTGATTTATGAACAAAGAATGCAGTACCAAATCCACCAATTCGGTGATTTATTGGTATTAATTCTAATTCAGTTTGTGTATCTTTTATGGTATAATTATTTTCATTCATACCAATACAACCAAAATCTTTGGTAACAAATTTAGATAGTGGGTACATAATATTCCAATCAAACCAAGTATCATCATTTAAAACTAATAGGTTATCGTAATTAGATAAATTTACACCCTTATTCCAAGCTGGATTTACATATGTGTTTTGTTCCTCTAAAATATAATTTAATTTTTCTAAATTTGGTAAATCGTGTTTAATACCACTATTATCAATCAATATTATTTCACCAACAATTGCATGGTTGTTTAATTCAATAAGTGTTTCATATAATCTATCACACTTCCACATTGTAGGTATAATAATTGAAAACATTATTTTCTTTTTAAGATAGTTAAACCATTGTTATTTGTAAATCTTTCTGCAATTTGCCAATGTGGGTTTAATTCTAAAAACTCGTCAATTGCTTTCCATAATCCCTTGCCTTCCTCTTTATTTGCAGCATTTGGGTCATTTGTGTAAATTTCACCATAAAATTCAAATGAAGTTGTATCGTGAAATCCTATATATTTTCTTGCTTTATTACCATGTAACTCTAACTCAATTTTTAATTGGTCGTAGTGATGTAATGTATCTATAAATAAAAAATCAGTTTCTTCAATTGTTAAATCACGCGTATCTACTCTTTCAAACTTAAAATCAATTGCATGCATCCCTGCTAATTCATAGACAACATTAATACCGGGTGCATCGTTGTAATCGTATGAAATTAAAGTTTTTGGATTACCCATCATAAAGGCAAACGTAGATACTACCCAACGAACACCCATTTCGGTAATATGTTCGCATTCTTCTGCGTATTTTTTTAATGTTGGTAAATGTTCGTTAATATCAGATGGAGTCTGACAACGTTGGTTGTAAATTGCTTCTAGTGGAGACATGTTTAATTGTTAGTTCGTTAATAAAAGGTAATATAGCTAATTCTTTAGCTTTGGCTTCTACCATAATATCTACACCAATATTGTAGGTATCTGGTAGATTTGTAATATAATCACTATGTGCTTGTGGTTTTAGTTTTGTATCGTTTTCGTGTAATGCTTTAGATTCTGAATAATGAACAACTGGCTTAACACCTGATTTGTTCCAAGTGGATACTGCAAGGATAAGTGCTTGTTGTTCGGATAAATCACCAGTACAGAATTGGTGGTGGTGGTAATCAAATACAATTGGAATACCAATCTTATGATGGATATACATTAAATCTTTTACAGAATACATACTAGCTTTATCATCATTCTCCACAGTCAATCGTTTCCTTACACTGTCAGAGAGTTTCATAAAGTTCTCACAAAATCTATCCATTGCAGATAGTTTATCTCCGTACACCCCGTTACAATGAATATTAATCTTATTGTAAGGTGATAATTCTAAACCCATAAGGTCAAATACCTTACCATGCAATTCTAAATCAATAATAGTATTTTGTACTACTTTTGGATTGGGAGAAACTAATACATTAAAAGGACCAGGGTGTGATGTGATGCGTAGACCATTTTGTTTGGCGTAAGTACCACAACCTTTGAGTATATTTGATATTTTAGTGTAATCCGGTAAATCTTCTAAATTGTATTCACTACCCCACGGGAATATATCGGATGAAATACGAAATACTTTAATACCTGTCTTAACATTCCACTTAATAATCTCAAATAGGTCACGCACATTTTCCAATGCTAATTCAGATGCATAAGTAATACCACGTTCGTTGAATGTTTTTTTAATCATACTACGATTCGTAGTAATGCGAGGAGTTTGTTCTCCTAATGTCATATTGATACAAGCGTAACCTAAATTCATATTTTATAGTTTATAGTTTAACTAATCCTAAATATACAAATAATTTTTTACAATTCCTAATTATATTTCCCATTTATTTTCAGGACAACCAGTTTTTTCCGGTACAAATACTTTTGCTCTTAATACACAACCACATTGCCCACAAATCTTAACCATACCAACTGCTAAATCTACCTCTTTCATAAAAGGACAAGAATTGCAAGTTTCTAATCGTTGCGCAGCAATAGAAGATTGTTCTAATGTTGGGTCTACCATAACCGCGTATGCATTGAATATTTGTTTTACTTTTGATAATTTCATTTTAAATTAACCATTTTCTTTTTGGACAATCCATTTTTGATTTAAAAAAAACCATTTCTTTTATTACACATTCGCATTCTGCGCAAATTTTTATTTTTGTATTATTTATTGCATGCAATGATTCACATTCATTACAAATTTCTATTCTAGATGCACCAACCATTGATTTATTAGTAGTTGGGTCTTTAGTAATATCATAACTATTAAATATTTCTTTTATTTTAGATAAGTTCATATTAATAACTTTTTTTTGTAAAATCTTCTTCTTTTAATTTATCCAATTGTTTTTGGTTTCCATTATACATACGCATCCAATACTTTATGGCATGCCTATCGTTTATCCATAGTGTTTTATCATCCCAATCAAAATCTGGTTGAGCATAATAGGGTGCTTTTGATGTAATTGAGACAGTTTCTTGTGTATTTTCAAATGTATCTATGGTTTCTTCTTCAACCAATTCTTCTTTTTGTTTTTTATCACCATAGACCTCATAATTCTTATAGTTTTCTTCCATTAAATCATCCAAATCGTATAATTTTAAGTTTGGTTGGCCATTATTTGGTTCTTCAACTATTTTTTTTGGTTTTTTCTTTCTATCTTGCTCCAAAGCGGTGTTAAATGCGATGATAAGTGTTACTGCCATCGGGTCAAACACAAAAATTAGTAAAAATATGAAGAATTTTACAACTGAATTAATTGGTAAATCAAATGCTTCTGCTATAAACTTAAATCCACCGATTTCTCGCTCTAAATCTAGATTATTATTTTTAATTTCGTTGATTTTTATGTTCCAAACTGCTATTGAGTCATTCAAAACACCAATTTTAGTGGATAATTTAGTAATTTGCTTATCTCTATTATCAATTGAACGGATTAATCTATTGTTTACCTTACCACTACCTAACAAAGTGCCTGAATTTTGTTGTAGATTACCCATTTGTGAGTTAAGTTGCCCAATTTGTTGCTCATTTTGGGTAATTTTACTCTGAAACACACCTATCTCTCTACTAACCACATCACTTTTTAACGATGTTGATTGATATGCGTTGGATAAGAACCCAAAAATACCAGCTGATGTGATTACCACCAATGTAAGAACACAGGAAACTAGATAAAATCGTAATAATTTGTTAGTAGTATCCCAATATTGATGTAGATAGGACGCAGAAACGAGTTTAGCAATTTCTAATGATGTTCCCATCACCATAACTGCTAAACTTGCTCCACTAAATAATAATGCCAACCCTGTTACTGAAAAGAAAGCTGCGCACCCGGCTACTGCCAGTGCGGCTAATCCAACTAATAAAGTAAATGGTTTCATTTTTTCTTAATAGGGATTTTCGTTGTGTTCCAAATCTACTAGCTCTCTAATCTTTTGAGAGGTATAACCGATTTCTTCAATTAACTTAATTGCATCGTTTTGAGTAGCCTGTGTAGCACCCTTTGCGATTTTCATTAAGTAATCTGTACGAACGTCCACTTTTGTGAGTAATTCTCTTACTTGGTCTCTGTATTTCATAAAACATTATTTATTATAAGTATAAGAAAAAATAAAAGGGTAGAAAATCTACCCTCTTATTACAAATATACGAAACAAATTTTACTTTAACAACTTTATTGGTAGTTTTTTTGCTAATGTATCCTCTTTTTTTGGAATAATGATTAAAAGGACACCATTTTTGATTGAGCACTCTGCTTTTTCTAAATCGTAATCTTTGTTGATTGTAATTGTATCATCAATCTCTTTAATTAATTTAGATTGGATACTCTCAACATCTTCTTTTTTAGCCTTTACTTTTAAAATGTTGTTATTGGCTTCTACTGTAACATCTTCTTGTCCATATCCTAATACGGAATAGGCAATTTCTAATTGTACATCATCTTTTGACTGATATACAGCGTTTTGTGATAAACGAACTACCGAAGATTTTTCGGTTGTTGGTGTGTTTTGTAATCTACTGATTTCTTGTAATAATTCAAACATACTATTTTTATTTTAGGTTAAACAATTAAATTATACCATAGTATTATCAATTGCCATACCATATACAAAACTATGACACATTGTCATAATATATGACATTAAAATGTACCTACCTTAAATTCAAATGGTTGATTTTCTCTGCGTTTTAATTCACATTGTTCGGCAATTGTACTCATATGGTCTGCCCAATGTAGAATATAACCAATACTAGACCTTAATTTATCATCTGGTGAATATGTCTTTAAATACTTTTGATTATCTTCATCATACATACCATCCGTTAATTTAATTCCTAAATATTCTTTCTCTGTAACTTTGATACCATACGATTGTAAAGTAAAAATAGTTCTATCGGCAAAAGCCATAAATGAATTAGCTTTATTGCGTTTATATAACTCACCTCTGTTTTCAATATGCCATTTACTATCATTTGGAATATAGTGTAATTCTTCCTTTGTACCCAACTTACCCAAATCGTGATGTAACGCAGAGAATATTAATTCTTCATCTGTAAAATCTATTTCACCTCCCATAGAAGCAAATAATTCTTTTACTTTAAGACAGTTTTTTGTTACATTAAAAATATGGTCAATATATCCACCATCATAAGAATTGTGATAGCCTTTATTTCCACTTGCAGGAGCAACCATTAGATTTCCACCTAATTCATCTTCCGAATACATAAACAATAA